GGGGAAGAAGAAATCGCAACAGCTTACGCTAGAGAACCACTGGCTAAAAAGGGAATGGATGAATCTCAAATAACAGGAACAGCTTCATCTTATGCCCGTAAATATGCAATGAACGGACTTTATCAGATTGATGATACCAAGGATGCAGATTCGGATGAATATACCGAGCAAGTTAAGCAAGCAACACCTAAGCCAATTACAAAATCGCAACAAGAAGCTTTGCAAAAACGATCTGATGAAATTGCTAAGATGGCTAAACTTGAAAGCAAAAATTTCTTTGACCAGATTACGGAAAAGAAAATTGGTTACTCAGTAGATATCAGCAAGGTTAACACAGAACAACTCGGGACATTGACTAGATATCTGAATGAACTGGAAAAATACTATCAAGGCAAGAAGTGATTTGAATGAACAATCTTTCGTATCTAGCAAAAATAACAAATGTCGATGGAGACAAAGTCACTTTACAACTCAAAGAGTCGCTAAACATCGAACGACTCAAAACAATCTTTGATGGATATGACGGCGAGCGACAAGCGGAAATATTCATCAAAGACCCACGAGGGTTCACAGTCGAGCAGAGACGCTTCACATTCGCTTTAATGCAAGACATATATATTTACACTGGCGAGCCATTAGAGAGCCTTAAAGACGTGTTCTATTGGCAATTTCGATACTTCACAGGGAAGAACATTAGCTTGTCAAATAAATCGGAGAACACAGTCGATGAAGTTTCAACATTAGATGAATTGATCCTAGATTTCATCTTCGCAAATGACATTCCGTTTCGTGAAGGTTATGAGATTCCGCCACAAAACGAACAGTACTTTTTCTATAAATGTGTGACAAACAGGACCTGCTGCATTTGCGGTAAAAAGAACGCTGACATCGATCACTTTGACAAAGCTTTAGGAAGACGAAAGCGGAAAGAAGTAGATCACACAGAATTTACTTTTGCAGCACTTTGCAGACTCCATCATACCGAGAAGCATCAAATAGGAATTACAGAGTTTAAGAACAAGTATCACGTTATTGGTATCAAACTGAATCAAGACGAGATTAAAAAGTTGAGGATCGGAGGTTAAGAACTTGGCTGAAATAAGTTGGATTAAGCTTAGCACTGGTTTGCCAGACAACAAAAAAATTAAGCGTATCAGAAAGCTTCCAGAAGGCGACAAGGTTATCTTGTTTTGGGTATTCCTCTTAGCTAGAGCAGGAGAGAGCAACCAAAGCGGAGGAATCTTCCTAACGGATACTATGCCTTATCAAGAGGAAGACTTAGCTGCAGACTTTGATTTCAATATTGAATTTGTTCAATTTGCCTTAATTACTCTTGAAAAATACTCAATGATAACAAGATATCAAGATATTTTGTTTATCAAAAATTGGGAAGAATACCAGTCTATTGAGGGTTTGGAAAAGGTAAGGGAACAGAATAGAATACGTCAGGCAAGGCACAAAGAGAAACAAAGACAACTAACGTTAGGTAACGTTAGCGCTAACGTTAGTGGTAACGCGGAAGTAACGGCGAGTAACGCAACAGATATAGATAAAGAATTAGATAAAGAAAGAGATATAGATAAAGAGAAAATACCATATAGCGAAATCATCAAATACTTGAACGAAGCAACAAGTAAATCATTCAAAGTTACTCAGAAATGGAAAGACATGATCAAAGCAAGATGGAATGAAGGTCAACGACTAGATGATTTCAAAAAAGTAATTGATGTGAAAACAAAACAATGGTTGAACAACCAAGAAATGAATAAGTACCTAAGACCAGCAACACTCTTTGGAAATAAGTTTGATGATTATTTGAATGAGTATCGTCCACAAGTTAATTCTTCAATCTCTGATGAAATTGCTGAATCGCAAAGGAGGTTGTCTGAAGCCTATGAACAATGAGTTAAAACTTGTGGCTGAAATGCTCAACAATCCATCAATCATTACCAACATTGATATTGATTCGGAATGGTTTGAAAGTCCTCAGTGCAAATTGATTGTAGAGTCAATGACTAGACTGCGAGGAATGATATACACCACCGAACAGGTCCATCGAGAAATGCGAACCATTGATTACTTTAAAGCGGGGACAGTAGATGAATTAGACATCTTGAAGAATTCTGCGAATCAGCTTGGAATCGAAAGAGAACTAGCACGAATCATACACAATGATTATCTTGATCGCAAGTTGCATTCTGCGTCCATAAAATACGCTGAGACGCTTTCTAAGACAGATGGCGATAAGTTAACACGCTTGCTAGAAGAAAAGCGTGACGTGAACCATATTAAGTCTGATGGCAAGTTGGACAAAGCATTCTCTGAATTTTCGGAGAACTTGGATAAGCCAAGCGATGTTCTAACGACATACAAACCGCTGGATGCATTTCTTGGTGGTGGGCTAACTGGTGGCAAGTTGATTGTCTTAGCAGGGAGACCAGCTACAGGGAAAACGGCGTTTGCTTTAAACATCATGCACAAATTATTTACAGATAACGAAAATGTTCAGTGCGACTTTTTCACTTTCGAAATGGGTCAAAACGAGTTAATGACTCGACTGGTTTCAAAAGAGACACATATCAACTCACTTCTATTCGTGGGTAAGGATAAGCTGTCGCAGGAAAATAAAATCAAGGCACGCAAAGCTTATGAGGAAATGAAAAATACATTCGATTTACGTGTCTATACATCCGAGTACTCAAACTTGAACGATATTAAATACGCAATTAAGCAGCGTTTGAGTGATAAGAAGTATGTCGTGTTTGTAGACTACGCAGGGTTGATCACAGTTAACGACACTCGCAAAAATGAGCGTCAAGTGATGAACGAAGTCACACGAGAGTTGAAGAAGCTCACAACAGACTACGGAATCACCATTGTGTTACTAGCTCAGTTAAGCAGGGCAGTCGAGCAACGACAAGACAAGCGGCCAATGCTCAGTGATTTGAAAGAGTCTGGATCCTTAGAACAAGATGCGAATGTCACACTCTTGCTTTCAGCTGACGATAAAGACAGCCGAAAGATTCGATGTGATGTAGCGAAAAATAGGGAAGGCATGACAGGAGTTGCGCCATTTATCTTCGACAAGAAGTTTATGGATTTCTCAGTAGACTTTGACGAATGGAGAGGTTAGATGGACGGAAAAACATATCTGGCTATCTTCCAAGAAAACGGCCTTGTGCGATCGGACTTAGTCAAAATATTGGAGCATCAAGTAAAAGTGTTCCAAGAAAAAAATATGCCAGCGAACGCAGAAGAAGCTAAGTGGTTGGCAATCGAAATAGCTGAGGAAGAAAAAGCACAAGGCTATCCATTCTTAAATGGCAATGAAACTAGAGAACAGATCGCACAACGATACTTGAAAGGGATGAAACTATTCTGAATGAATTAGATTTACAAAAGCAAATCAGAAATTCACTCAAGGTAATCGGGCATGATTGCTGGAAAGTTGATACAGGCCCAGTCAAACGAGCTAGTCATAAGCAAATGAATCTTGAAAAAGGATTCCCTGATTTGTTCGGATTTCGGAAAGATGACAAAAGGATTTTCTTTATAGAAATCAAAATGCCGAAAGGAAAATTAAAACAAGAGCAAAAAGAATTCCTTTTAGATAAAAATCGGAAAGGTTGTCTCAATGGAGTAGCTAGGAATCTTGTTGAAGCAATCGAAATAATTCAAGGTATTAGAACGATTGAAAATGAATTGGAGGAAACGAAATGATTAACAACGTAACTTTACAAGGAAAACTAGGCAAGGACATCGACCTTAAATACACGCAAAGTGGTAAAGCAGTGGGCACAACAAGTATTGCTGTGGATCGTGATTTTAAGAACGCCAATGGAGAAAAAGAAACAGATTGGGTGAACATCGTGTTCTGGGGGAAAACCGCTGAAACAGTTGCTAACTACTTCAGAAAAGGTGACGAAATTCTAGTCGTCGGAAGAATCCAAACACGCAGCTACGAAGATAATTCAGGCGGCAGAAAATATGTAACAGAAGTTGTGGCGGATAAGTTTAGCTTCACAACTGGTCGTAAGAGCCAAAATACGCAAGATGGCGGCGTTTCAAATAGTCAAACGACTAATAATGCCAACGCTCACCAAAACCGCAACAATGTTCAATCAGACCCATTCAGCAATTCATCGATCGATATTGATGATAGCCTTCCATTTTGAGAGGTGAGCAGATGACACCGACACAAGAAAGCATACGCAAACTATCAGATGCAGAGTTAATAGCACAACTAAAAATCGTACGCAGCGCACAAAGGCGATTTGATTTCCGTGAAAAATGGATTTGTGAAGAAATGGAACGGAGGAGCAAAGATGAACAAACAAGAATTGATTGAGAAGTTGGACGAGATCATAACAAATTATAAAGAGCGAGCTAAAGACAAATATGTTCTCCCTTCGAGCAAAAATATACTTATGAGTAGAGTCTATGGTTTAGCGCAAGCAAAAACATTGGTTGAAGAGTTAGAAGAAATCCCATTAGTGACAGTGCCGTGGAGTATTGAGGAACACATGAAAGCTTGTAAATTTGCAGGCGACAACATGCATGAATCTATTTTATCAGCTAGTTCTGAAATTTGTGGGTGGTACATGGCGAATTCTGAAATCTACGAACAAGCATGGACGAACGGTTATGAAGTGGAGAAAGAACCGCTGTATTTAGTTAAGGTACCTATACTTAATTGGAACGGAGATAGTTCCGAATTCGAAACAAAATTTGTCTATCTTGTATGGAACATAACCAGCGGGGAATATAATTTATCCGCAATAGATAAAGATACCGAAAGATGGAGAGCATCTTTAACCGAATCAGAAATCAAGTCAATCGATGAAAGATATTGGGCGTTCGCAGTACAAGTGGAGGAACCCAAATGAAACTAGTAGACACAGTAACAGGCGTTCAAGACGGTAAGTATAGCCCACCGCCACGAGTAGTCAGAAAGCAACGGAGAGTAAAAGCAGGCATCGAGTATTGGTGCGTGACCGGACGTTTTACAAAACCTTTCAAAGCAGTGTGTGTCAAAGTGCTTGAGAACTCAGCTCGATCGGACAGTTGTTAGATTGAGAGATATGAAGAGGGTGGAATGATGGCTAACAAAGAAGATTTGTATCGGTTGGAAAAGTTAGTTAATACGCCAGGTGCTGATGAAGACGAAATTAGAGTTTTGAGAAAGGCTTTGTGGGGAAAGAGTTACGATCGACCAAAGCAGAATAGATACAACTCAACGCCAGTCAGATTTACTTTTCCAGATGGTGAAGTCAAAGAATTCAGCACACAGCGTGAAGCCGCAGAGATGTCAGGGCTGAACAAATGGACTTTGGATCGAGCATGCAGATTGCAGATACCTTTGAAGAAAGGCAATTTTGCAGGTGCAACGGTCGAGATATTGAGTCAGTAAGTGGCAGAAATATAAATTATCTGAAATGAGGTATCAAATGAGTGCAAGAGAGGAACTCATCGAGATAGTTAACTATCAAAACAGTTTTGTGAAAATGGGGCACAGAATAAATTTTGATTCCTTATGTTCACTTATAGCAACAGATGATGCTTTATGTAATAGCCGCAGTACAAATCAGAAGGTTTGCGTAACGATCGTAAACAAATATATGACCGAAGAAGAATGTCAGATTATTTTAGAAAAGTTAATTTCTGAATCGGAAGAGATACAAAACTAGGAGGAAACATTATGAAAATTGATGTCGAGCTTATCGAAGAAATGTTGCAAAAAAGCAAATCGGATATTTATCCTGACGACTATTTGGGTGAGTGCGAAGTAGAAGAGGGTTCCGAAGAAGAAGAATTCATCTATGAAAACTTTACTAGTATCAATAACTACATCATTAAGCGCTTAGAAACAAGATTGGCTTTTATGAAGCACGGTCTTAAAAATGAAGTCAGTAATTGACAGATATTACCAACTAAGAAATGAGGTATTCATAAATGGATAAAGAAGTAGTAGCAGTATCAAAAAAAGCTGACAAGTATTTTTTAGTCCTTGAAGATGATAGTCGAATCAGAGTAGATTCTAAGGAGTTTCAAAGAGTAAAAAAATTATTATCAAAAGGCGCAACTTTATTTTTGGAACCAAATAAAGAAAGTAATTGTGTGGAATAAAGTTCGCTATCCACCAAAATAACCAACTGAAAGGGGAAAAAATCTATGAAAGAAAAAGAATTTGAATCAATGAGTGGATCAGTTTTGAAAGTAGTCACCAACAGATCTAATTTGCAATTTTTATTGCCCGATAATGAAGTGATAGGCGATCACCCAGAGAGAGTTTACCTCTTTGATAAGAAAACTCACCAAAACTTTGGTAACTATTTGCTAAACGAAGGAAACTCTATCTGGAAAGATTTTACTCCAAAAGAAGCTAACTCACTTGGGAGTGATTATTGCGAATACTACGATAAAAAATATGATAATAATGGTTATTTATCTATTGATGGTAACAGAGCGATAAATATTACTGCTTGTTGGAATGCTGAAAGCAGACTTTATCAGTTTACGAAAGCAAAACTACAGTCGTTTGTTTACGATTTGCTGAATTGATTTGAAAAGTCCATTATTCGTGAAGTTGGAGGTTTAGATTATGAAATGGAGATTGGTTAGACATCCTTATGGCGGCTGGATGATTGAATATAAAAATGGAGTTTTCGGGGGTTGGCAAAAAGTTAATGCAGCTAGACATTATCAATGGGAGCCTCCTTTGCCAGCCGTTTTTAAGAAAAAAGAGGAGGCTACTTTGGAAATGGCAAAGCTGATAAGTAAATATTCTTAGTCAGCTATCCGACGAAATAGCAGAAAGTGAGGAATGAATGTGAATGAGTTATTAGATGCAGCAATTGAAGAAATTGGTCGAGTGTTGATTGGTAATAAAGATCGAAATACCGAAGAAGTTTATCTGAAAAATGCTATTAGGCACATCCGAGAATACGGCAGTCAACCGCAACTCAATTCAAATCAGCAGATTGTCCTGGATTATTTGAAGGGAATAGCCGTAAAAAACGATAATGCTCCGATTGTGACTTTTTCAGCGTTTGGGTATCAACACTTTGGTGCAGAGCTACCTACTGATGTCGAGAAAGCTTATCAATCGATGAATGGCAAACAGGATTTAGGTGTTATGAGCGCTTATGTTAATTGGGCATTGGAACAGGAGGAAGAGTGATGAGTGCTAAAGATTGGGAAACCATAATTGCTCCAAGCGGCATGGGCTTTATGAAAGATGAGTTTATTGAACGTCGTGGAAGAATTAACTATCGGCAGCCATCCCCAAGAAGCGGCACACAGTGCGGTTTTTGTAGCAGTATGAAACCCAAAGACTTACGTAGCTATGATTCGTGTCCAGAATGTGGGAAGTCTTTATTTGCTAGAAAACAGCGAAAACACAAGTGGTAATTCCGCAATCGTCAGCGATAAATGAACGGAGGGGAAAAATGACATTTATAGATTTTGATCCAAGATACAGATTTTCCTTGATTCATCAGCAAGGCAACATTCGAACAGTACACGGATACTACGACAAAGAAATAGAAGCATCAGTTAAAATTAAAAACATTCTAGATACTGAAGATATTGAAAATTTGGAGGATGTAATCGAACTTTATAAAGTCGACGTAACTGATCTAGAAGAAAAGCACAATACAGAGTTAGAAAATATCGATATGCATGATGTATGTTCTGAAAGTCAATTGATTCATAAACTAGTTGTTGATGACAATTTTCTTTGGAAAAGATTTGAGGTTAGCAAACATGATACCAAATAGCATCAAAGTAGCTGGTATGACATATAAAGTTGAAGAAGTGCCGTTTGTTGAAATTGATGGAGACAGAAACTTTCAAGGGGTCTGTCTCTATCATGAAAGTACAATCCGAATTCTTGAGACATTGTCAGAAGCCAGAAAAGAACAAACTTTTGTGCATGAGTTGACCCACGCCATCTTTTATGAAGCTGGGTTTGAGGATCAAGACGAAGACATGATAAACCGAGTGTCCTTGGTTCTACATCAAGTTTTAAAGGATCTTCAGCGATAGCAAACAGGAGGGATAAACATGGAGAGGGCCTTTGGTTATAGTCAAATGAGATTCAACTACATTACTGATTATGCTAACAGTATTGCAGAAAGCGCAGTACAGATGGAAATGGCATGGCAAAACAGGAAAAACTTTAGAGATGATGTTGATTTGGAAAAATGGTTAAAAGGACAAGCAGAAGACATTGAAAGAAAAGTTAGTGAGTTATCTACTTACCTTAGACCTTTAGATGCTTTCTATGAAAAACAGGAGGGATAAGATGGCACCAAAATTTCGAGCGTTTTAACCGAAACAAAAACAATGCATGATGTGC